ACTCTGATAGTATATTAAATTATTTATTATTTCAGATGTTTTACATCTGAAATAATAAATAATTTAATATACTATCAAGAGATAAACAACCAAGATCAATTTTTTAATATGGCGGCCTATCCTAAGTAATTATATGTGATGTTTAACATCACATATAATTACTTAAGGTGGGTCGCCATATTAAATAATATGATAATCAGAGATAACTGTCCAAGATCAATTTTTTATAAAGTACATAATCTTATCCATTCCTTGTATTTTTCTTTAGCATCAAACATTGGAGCTGGATGTAGTGTTCCACCATTTAGTGGGTGAGTATTCAACCCGGAAGAGTTAGTGTTATTATATTTATTTGCGATATTTTCAGACCAATTATATAGGTCTTTATTTGGGACATTAGCAAGATGTGGGAGCCATTTTTTGATAAATATGCATTCTTTATCAAATTTTTTTATCTGGATGTTTGCTATATTCATAGGTCGGCCTGATAGAGGGGCGTTGGGAGCACTGTATCTGTGTCCTGGTGCGTCAAACTCTGTTATCCATTGATGGTTCATTTTATTTTGTGATGGACCAATCGCATCTACAAGAAGACGTGAATATCCAACTTGACTTCCATACTTTGGATCAAATATATCTATTAATAGATATTTGGTCCAAAAAGTTCCGACAATCATTCTCAAACGACCATGTAAAAAACCGGTTTCTTTTAATTGCATCATACCAGCATCAACCAAAAGAAATCCAGTTTTTGAATCCATCATTTTGTTCCAATATTCTTCCATTAATTTGTATTTATTAGAAGTTTTGGGTTGATAACAAGACCATTTTAAATTATCATATCTTGCATCCATATGATGGTATTCATTACCATTAGGTAGATATCGAAGAGCACATAAATAGAAGTCACGCCAGAATAATTGTTTGATTAATTCTGTTGCTTTACCTAATGCTTTTAAAAATAATTTATATATCTCTCTAACAGATACAGCGCCTATATTTAAATATGCACTTATGTTAGATGTGTTATATGATAAAGTATCTCTATCAATATTATAGGTTTTTAAATGGTTCATATTAGTGATATTCAATCTCTTTAAACAATTAGATCGTCCAGCAGTATTCCATTGTTCAGTAGAATCACTATTAATTAAAGATGGTTCCATTAATGAACTTATATCTGTAAATTCTGTCTTTTTAAACAATTTATTATATAATCTTTTATTTATTAATTTATTATAATGTTGTTTATAATTCAATGGTTCGTGGACGTTCGTTTTTATTGCATTTTTATAATATGCTCCATATTGTTTATAAGCAATTAAATTACTTGGATCTCTTAACATTGAAGTCCAAGGCATTAAACAATAATCAGACATTTCATCATCATTAATAACATCCATATTATTGTCCGATGCTATTTTATTTAAAGATGCATCACGTTTAACACTATATTTACTATAATCCATATTATATGATAAAATTAATTTATCATTATATTTCTTTTGTAATATTTTAACGATTGTTTCTAAACATTTTTTGGGTTCATCATATAATATTAATAAATCTGAACCTATCTTTCTATACTCTTCTTTTAGATCCATTACTGATTGTATTACAAAATATGCACTTTTTTCACTAAAATAATTTTTATTACCATTGTGACGAACTATCTGATGAGGATCAAAAAAAAAAGTTGGTATTACTATGACATCTTTCCCAAATGTTAGAGATTTATATAGTGCTATGTTATCTGAAATACGTAAATCTCGTCTATGATTAAATATTATAATTGCCATTATAATATTTATATATTAAAAATTTATATGACATACGATTTTTTATTTATAATAAAATTATAATTTGAATTGTTTTAAATATATATTTTGAAAAAAACATCGTTTAATTAGTTCGAGATAGTAATATCCTTTTTCATTAGACGGTTCTATTGCCATATTTTCTCCCCATTCATTCCAAGCATTCATATGGATAACATTACTGAATTCCAAATCAAATTGATTATATAAATAATTATTTATAAATTTATTTAATATTTTTGTATGATTAGATTCATTAACATTAATATATTTCCATCTATGTTTGCTTCTATCTGGTTTATACATTCTGGCTTGATTATCAAAATCAAACATGATTGTATTAATAGAATTATTAAACTTATAATCATTAACAAAACAAGTGTAATTATATGTAGTAATACCATTTATAATTGAGTGTTCATTATAATTCGGAAATGAATGATAATTATTAATATTATATTTTTTATCAATATTGGATAATTGTAAAACAGCATCATTTGTATTAAAATTGTTGATATAAAAAATAATACCATCAAACGAATGCAAAATACATTTTTCATTTAACATAATTTTAAATAAAATAATTTGTGATGTTGGAATATATAATGGATGATGAATAAAAAACACTGGTTTATTATTAATTTTTAAGTAATTATCATGTTTAAAATAAGGAATTAAATCTTCAATAATATTATTGAATGTTTCTTCATCATATTTATTTTGGATATGAACCTGATTATTTTCAGTTGAAAATGCGACATTTTTGGACCAATCTTCATTGGCCCACATAAAATATACTTTACGATTGTTCATATTAATTGATCTACTAAAAAATTTATTAATAACATTTTCCATAATATGATGTTTATTAGTAATAGTATTAATACTAAACCAATAATAATAAATAACAAGCCCTTCTAAATTATATTTAGTCAGTATATCGATTTGTTTTTGAACAATAGAGTCATTAAGTAAATTATAATCTGTGATTTTAGTGAGTTCAAGTTCTTTCAAATTAGGTGTTAAATAATCATTATCTAATTTATTATTTTTTATAAGTAAATCAATATTATTAATGTCAGTAAACCCTTTATAAAAGTTATAATCATTTTCCTTAAAAGTATGAAATTGTGGAAAATATACACAGAATGTTCGTATTGGATTATTTAATGGTATGTTTACTACTATATCATTATTATATATTTGTCTATTTTCCCATAAGATTGAATAATGTTTATTTAATTCATTTTTTTTTTGTTCAATTCTATATTCATCATAATGATTCAGTATTATTTTATTTTTATAAATTATTCTTTCATTATCAACTGGTCCATAATGAAATAATTCAAATTGATATTTTTTTTCATATTCATTATATATATATCTAAACATTGATGGTCCTGATACATCATAACAACTTACTCCATAATAATTAATACTAACATTATATAAAAGTCTGATCATGCTTTTTAGAATAAATTCATTATTTTGTTTTACAATTATAATACCATTATAAATACTATATGTTGAATCCTCAGCATGGAAACCATCTGAAACAATATATTCTTTGTCTGTTAATTGAATAAATTTAAAATTATTTATACATTGATATTTAATATCAACATATATACCTCCATATTTATATAAAATACATAGTCTCCATAAATCTGCTCTATATGCTCCTGGTATTAATTTATCATATGCATTTAAAAATTCAATGGGATAATGATCTTTAATGAAATTTCTACAATCATTATCATCGTATAAAAAGAATTCAAATTCTGGATTATGTATTTTCAGATTATTAACACATTGTTTCATTTTTTCTGGTAGTTCTTTGGTGTGCCATGTTTGATATATTTTTAATGGAATAACAGATACGATTTTTTTTATAGGATAATTTTTATATAAATAATTATCATAAAACGGTGTTGATATAATATTATAACCATCATTGTTATGCTTATATATATTATCAATATCATTGTATTGACTGTTGTTATCTATATATTCAATAAAATTTGCCAATTTCTTTGTTATTTCTAAATTACTGTCTGTTAGACTATTAAATGATGCTACATTATTTCTATTTAATTTATTTATACGTTCTCTATATGCTCCTTCAATATCATTATAAAACAGGGGTATTCCAGTTTTTAAACTGATAGATAATGAATAGCTCCATGTTTCGGCAACTATAGAAGATGCAAATATTAAACATGGATTGATATTTTTTATTGTATCAATAACATCATAATTGTTATATTTTCCCATATTTATTATTTTAAAATTATGTTTTGATAGTGGTTTATCTGATTTACCCAAAACATATAGTTCTATTTTAGATTTTTGTAATGATTCGGGTAGATTTATTTTTAATTCATCTAATATATTTGTTACTAAATTAAATCCTTTGTGTTCTAATACTTCGCCCAAATATAATAATTTTATACTAAAATCTATTTGTGGAAAATATGTTATTGATGCTTTATAATTAACATCTGGATGATCTTCTACTACATATGTAGTATTATCAAAATTTATTCCTTTTGATTTATATTTATTAACCAAAAAATTAGTTGGAAATATAACAAGATCTGCTCTATCAAATAATACTTGTACTATATTATTTATTTGTGATTCATTATTTTCGAATTCTTTTTCTATTATAGATGGTGTTTTTGGAAATAACCAAAAATAATCATGAATTGTTATTATTATTTTTATATTACTTGTAATTAAATATTTCACAAAATTTTCAATATCATCGTAACTAATTTCGAGGAATAATGGTAATATATTTATATGTACTGTATTATTATCATATGGTGATAAATCATATATTGATTTTATTATTTCGTCACATAATTCAATTCTTATTTTTGAAACCTCTGTATTTCGTATTTCGGGGAACTTCGTTCCCCGAAATAGGTGGTCTCTTCCCGTTGGGGAGAGACCTCGTCCTCTAACTGGTAAATCCAATATTGTTTCATTTGTATATATTTCATAGTCATCAAATGTTTGATCATTATTTATTATTTTAATTAAATCACATACATATTGTGATAAACCACCGCCTCCATTATGTGACAATATATATAATTTATTTTTTGGTATATTTATATCATTATAAATATATTTATATTCAGATGATAACTCTTTCCCTAACAAAACATCAGATGGTATATTATTTTTTTTTAAATATGGGAGTGTTTTAACACAATTCATTATTGGTAAAACAATATTTGAAAATGGATTATTTATTATATTATTTTTTGTCAGGTGTTCTTTTAGTTTGTTGTCTATAATTTTGATTGATTTAAATAATATGTTATTGATTCCAAACACATATAGTTTTAATTTGTTATTATCAAATGAATAGTTGTTATATGAATTTATTATTGTGTCTAAATTTGTTAAACAATCTATTTTTTCATTTATATACAAATATTTATTTATGTCTTCTGTTACATTAATTTTATTATCTAATGATGTTCCTATATATACATTATATGCATCTGATATATTGTTCATTTTATATATAATATATTTTTAATTTATATTGTTATATTTAACTCACAACATATAAATTAAAACAATCAAATTTTAATTTATATATATTATATTATGAAATATAGTAGGATTATTATATATATTGTTTTATTATTTTTATTATATGTTGCAATTAAAAAATACATTCATATTTTTGAACCATTAATTGATTCTAATCATCCACAAACTACTTATACTACTGATGGCGAGTTGTCTTCTGATTTTAAAAAAATACTTACTGAATATAATTTTAAAGAAACTAATAATGGTGAATATTTTTTCCCATCTGACTACAATCCTTGTGAAAAAGATGCTAAAAAATTAATTAATTCTTCTCACAAATATTTATATGTTATGGACGGTTGTGATATTATTGGATCTAAAATTGATCTTTGGAAAGTTATTCGTGACGAATATACAACTAATATTGCAACCAGATATATGCCCAGAACATATTTATATGCTAATCCAAAAGATATGGAAGAATTGAAACATAGAATGGAATCTGATGATAAAAAAGATATTAAACAAATGTATGTTCTTAAAAATTATGAACAACGACAAGAGGGTTTAAAAATAGCAACAAAATGGAGTGAAATTATGGATCACGATACTATGAAAAAATTCTATTTAATACAAGAATATAAATATAATCCTTTTATTGTTAATAAACGTAAAATTAATATGAGGGTCTATTATTTAATCGTTTGTCGCGACCATCTTGTTAAATGTTATATTTATTTTAATGGATTTATGTATTATACTCCAGATTTTTATGATCCTAATGATCCAGATTTTAAAAAACATATCACAACTGGATACATCGATCGACAAGTATATATTGATAATCCATTAACACACGAAGATTTTAGAAAATATTTAGGACCTGAAAAATCCAAGAAGTTAGACCATAATATTAAACAATTAATGCACTTTATATCACAGTGTTTGGTTAAAAGAACTTGTACTGATAATATTGATGGCAAAATTCGATTCCAATTATATGGGGCTGATTTACAACCTGATCATAATTTAGACGTTGTTATGTTAGAAATAAATAAAGGTCCTGATGTATCATCTAAAGATGCTCGTGATGGAGAAGTAAAATATAAAATGCAACAAGACATTTTTAAAGTTGTTGATCCCGATCGATTTGGAATCACCAGTAATTTTATTCAAGTTTATTAAAAAAATTGTTAAACCATCCCGATATATATAATATAAAATGTATTATTACTTATGATGGACCATTATATTAAAAAAATTGATCTTTTTTTGTTTTACATCATTTACATATTATATATGGTATTATATATAGATGTTGACTAAATCGAACTATTTAAAAAAAAATAATAAAAAACAATTAAATCTGATGATCCAATATTTTATGAATAAACAAGGTATCCATATTATGAAAAATATAGATAATATTGATCACAAATATTTTACAATGCAAGGAAATAAGTATTTAAAAAATGAAAATTATGATAAAGCTCTTGATTTTTATTCTTATGCGTGTAATAGAGGTTCAAGTACAGCTATGAAAAAAATGGTAAATATATTTGATCATATTGGAGATTTTGATAATTCAGACGAATATCATTTGAAATATATTGATAATCAACTGGAAAAATATTCCAAAACATCAGAGTATTATAATACTATCGTTCCAGAATTTTATCAAGGACTGTTTTATAATTATCTTAAAAGAAAAAGTATTAAAGCATATGAGTTTTATACATCTAAACAAAAAATATTTACTAAATTTGATGAAGATATCCAATACAGTTTTATGAAACTATTACCTAAATTTAAAGAACTCGCATCTTTTATGAATAAAAAAGATGACTGTTCAATCTGTTATTCTAATAAAAAACTTTATGTATATTATTGTGGAGAACATTATTTTTGTAATGAATGTTATATGAAAATTGAAAGTTGTGCTCTTTGTAGGTTCAAAATAAATTATAATGATGATAATGATAATGATGATCATTATGAGCATAATTATGATAATGATGACGATGATAATAATGATTTTCACGAAAATTCTCTGATATATCTTCTGGCTTATATAATTAGAGAAAGAGATAATCAGATTCCATCTGGGTCTATTAGAATCACTGAGCTTACCTAAATTATATGTTAATTTCAATCATATACCCAAAAAAATATTTTTTTATAATATTATATAATAGTGCATAACATTTTTAATAACAGTGATGGAATGTGGTATAATAATATCCACCACCTTCAAATAAAGATGATATTGCAATAGGTGGTTCGTCTGGTTGTGCGGTTAGTGCATTATCCATTTTTTCTCCATAATCTGGACTAGGTATAGTTTTTTTTAAGAAAAACATATCTTCATAACTTTCGGCATCGCATATATCTCTATTTATGACTATTTTATGACCATTATAACAATCATAATCATTTAAAAATACTGAAAGATAACATTTACACGCTTTAATTCCTCCACTATTTGTTAAATAATAAATAGATACATCTTTCATCACATCCATATTTATTAAATATGTTAATATTTTTTTGCACAATTTTTTATATAGAGTATTATTGTCCTTTTTGATCCATGCTATCCTTATAATTTTTTCATCATATTTAATTTTATGTTGTAATAAAACATATATCAATATGATACCATCATTTATTAAATATAGCATTGATTCATTTGATTTTCTTGGTAAATGAATATGTAAATTTGGTATATTTGATTTTTTTATTAATGTGTCTATCTCTTGTTCTGATTGTAGATATTGTTTATGAGTCTTATATATAAAATGTGATTGATCTATTTTATCCATATATATATTATAATTAGTTTTTTTTATATTAATTTAAAAAATTTTAACCATTTACTAGATCAAGACCACTAAATAATATATGGTCTTTATCTATTAATCCATTTTCATATGTTTTATTTATAACATCATCAATAAAATAAACTAAATTTTCATAATTTTTATTACTTCCTTCAATTATATTTGATTGCATATCAGCTTGCCGTTACTCTTTTCTTACTAGTTTTAGTATAAAATTAAGGTCTTACGTATATGAGGTGTAACCTCATATACGTAAGACCTTAATTTTATACTAAAACTAGTAAGAAAAGAGTTCCGGTAATCAGTTCTTATTATCTTAGTATAAATTCGCTTAAGCGAATTTATACTAAGATGTATAAGAACTAAAAAACCACATCACTAACTTACCACTCTTTGCTTCTTCAATATAATATTCTCTCATTTTAAATTCGTTATCTGACCAATGTTTGATAAAAAAATATGAAATTGATACTCCATATTCTACAACATTGTAAGTAGACCTTAATAATTTATCGAGATTGTGTTCCACACAATAGTCATTAACATTGACAAATTTGAATCTATATTTGTCCAAATTAATTTGTTTATTTTTATATTCTTCAATATATAATGTGTTATATTTATCTGTAAGATAATCATAAAAAGACGATGTTATTATACACATTTGTTTTTATATATCATATCGAAATAAAAAAAAATTGAACGGTCACAATAATATAATATAATATAATTTAATATATATGCATATATATATGTTGATGAATAATTTAATTGATTTTTCATTATTAAGCGCAAAAGAAGGTGAATTTGGTAGCTCTGTTTTTCAGCCTTTGTATTTTCAATATGGAGGTGATAAAAATTATTATTATATAAACGAGGATGGTTCGATAGGTAAACAACTAAGAGGAAAGATATATACTGAGTTGGCTAGCGATAGAAAAAAAAGTGCGCGGATAAAAGAGACCAATTATACACTTACAAAAATAACGAAAAAACCCCCGCATTATAAAAGCTATGAGTGCGAATTATTTAAATTGGAGTATGGAAACAAAACAGACACATTGATTTATATTGAGGAGGGTTTAATTATTGAATTTAACAAAAAAATAAAGGAATTAAAAGCACAAGAACAGTTAGAAGCACGAGTTGTATTAGGCTCTGCACAACCAGCACACGCACCAAAATCAGTAGTTGCATCAAAACCTAATTTTGTAATTGAAGACGAAATAGAAGCAGGTGCAAAACATAAAATAGAATTAAGAGAAATTATTGGCTCGATTATTGAAAAGGAGAGAGAGTTTGATGATGATGGGGTACAAGAAATACTAAAACGTTACTCAGAACGTTTCGATATGCTTGATAAATCGCATGATACCGTGGCAAAAAAAGAAATAGAAGAGTTACGTTTGATTTATTCTAAGGATCATCTTATATTTAATCGTTCAGTAAAAATGACAATAAATGTTGTTAGATCTAAGGAAATGATACGTGAATTGATAAATATTAGAGATAAAACCCCGAAAACGACACGGCCCCAAAAAAAAAATGAAGAAATAAAAGCTTTATTAAATCCCCATATAATAGTTCCTGAAAATCCATTATCACTGAAGGAAATTAAATATACTGATGAACAACAAAATGAAATGTTGGATCGTTTCGGAATTAAAGATGATTTTAATAAATTAAGAATAAAATATTATTTTTTAAATGAGAATTATAATTATAATTTTATTGACGTATATCTATCATTGTACTTATTTATTGAAGATGAAAATATAACTATTGATAGTGTCAAGCAAAAAATAAAAAGTTTTAAACCCCGGTTAGTAGGCACCAAGTTGCCGGAACCAACTGATATGGAATCATATAAAATTGAAGACAAACGAAATATTATAAATTATATGACGGTCCACATAATAAAAAAGGAGCATCGTGAAAAAATATTTTCAATTATTGATTTAATTTTTGGTCATGAACCTCTAGAAAATCATATTGAAAATGCAATCAAAATTATTATTTATATATATGGTATCCGTATATTTTTTGAATGGTTCTTTGGATTACCGAATGTGAATATAATTGGGTATTTAACTAATTTTTGTGTGTCTCGAGATAAAGAAGTGTTAGACGTATTACAACCACCATTCGGAACCAATATACATTTTAGGTTGGAGTTTGCGATGTATACAAAGAATGAACGAGAATATTATTTAGAAAAATATACACATGGACTTGTTCCGTCTCTTGCTTTACAACACATTGACTCATTTTTATCGACCATACATACGCCTCTAGAACATAGGTATGCAGTTAACTATTTGATAAATTTGAAATTTACGAATGATATGATTGATATTAATGCATATGCGGACATGATAAAAGATTTAAATATACAAGTCAAAAAAAGAGAGTTATTTGTTGCCTCTCTATACAAAAACGAAAATTACAAATCATTATTTAAAGTTTTTCATGAAATTTCTAATACTAAAAAAAGTGGGTTGGATGAGGAAAACATATCACAATTAATTGAAATAATTAAATTAATTCATTCTGAAGTCAATGATATTGTGCAAATGAAAAAAATATTTGTGATTTTTTTGTATTATGCCCATGGTAATAAAACAGATAACTTAATTAGTTTTTTTTTCACTGTATTGGCTTATTGTGATGAAAATATGAGAAGAATAATATTCTCTGAAAATGAAGAAAATATTCTGAATCAATCGATGTTTTATGGTTTAACACATAGAGATACCGTGGAAATAAGATATATTAAAGGGGCAAACTTAGTGGGAAACAAAGGGGCAAACTTAGTGGGAAACGAATTACTTTTGATGTGTGAAACAGAAATTAAACAACAAATGCCTTTTATAACTGCTTTACGAAAACAAGTAGATCAAATAATAGATGAATATTTTCAAAAAAAAAAAGAAGAAGAAAGAGAAAAGGCTAGTAGAAGAGAGAAAAAAAAAAGAGAAAAAGAAGAAGAAAGAAAAAAATATGAAGACCACGCAACTTTATTGGAGAAAGCTGAAATAGATAAATATATGAAAACACTAACCTCTCAATTATCTGGTTTAGAATTAGATCAACAATTAAGATTAATAGCAAGATCGATTCAAGCTGTTGGTGAACAATATTTAAAAAATCATTTATTTGAAATATATTTAAATTTAGCTTTCGACTATTTTACTCAAAAATCAGGAGAGATTAATAAATTGATGGATATTTTTGGTAGTGCAAATAGATCTATATTAGTAGACAGAGAGATTGATCAATCTAAATTAAGTAAATTACTTAAATCATGTAATACAAATTTTATGTCTATGAAACCAATAATTTCTAATATGAAAGAAATTTACGAAACAGTTCAAGATTTTGATGAAAAAAACCCAGAATATGAAGAACAAAATGAGGGGCGGATCAACGGTGTTTTTGAAAAGTATAAGGAGGTTACGAAATATAAAGAAAAGGCCGCTCATATAAAAAATAGATTAATAGATCATATAAAGGATTTAGAACAACAAGAATCACAAAAAGGAACACTAGAAGCTAAACAAAAAAGAAAAATAGATGCAGAAGAATTGGAAAAAAAATTAAAAGGTGATAACTTAAAATATCAATATATAAATGGAGAAATATTCATTTCTGAATTATCTAGTGATGGTGCTTATAAATTATTAACAACAAAAAATATTGATATAATGATTGATCATGATATGGATGATGAAATATTTCCTAATATAAAACTATATAGTGCTACAATTGAATCATTGAACTCTATGGATACAACATATTATAAATTTAATAGTGTTATCAATGTATTTTTCAGGCACAAAATAGAAATTTTATATAAATTATTAATGAACCTTAATGAACATTTTAAACAATATAAATTTGGAATAAATGTCGTCTTAGGACAACCGATTCGTGATTTTGTATATAAAAAAGCATTTATATTTTTAACCTGTCGATATACAGACAAAATTATTAATCTTGGACATATATCAATATTTAAAACAGAAGTAGCACAACCTGCTACCGCTGCTACTGCTGCCACTGCCGCTGCTGCCACTGCCGCTGCTGTTCCGGCTGTTGTACAACAACACGAACCAAATATACATTACTCAATTGCACCTTTTGGTGAGATACGTGAAAATAGACAGGACAATCTCCCACCATACAGATTATGTTTAAACAGGTCGAGTGATCCACCAATCATCGTAAATTGTGAACCACGTGGATTTCGACAAATTCCATTTCAAGAAGTTATAATTGATATACAATCAATAATTGGTAGAGACAAAACTATGCAAATACAAACGAATGACTATTTATCACGTATTGTTATTGAATTTTTCATAACTGAATTTTTTAGATTAATCAGAGAAAAAATATTGCAATATACCGGACCAACAGCACAGTCATCCGCATCACAACTTGATGCATTCGCATCACCCGCATCACAACTTGAAGCATTCGCATCACCCGCATTAACAAGAGAATCGCCATCAACAGCACAGTCATCCGCATCACAACTTGATGCATTCGCATCACCCTCATCACAACTTGAAGCATTCGCATCACCCGCATTAACAACAAGAGAATCGCCATTAACAGCAGCACAGCAACGACAAGCATGGCCACGTCAAGCATGGCCACGTCAAGCATCACCCGCATTAACAACAACAAGACCGTCGCCACCACCAGCAGCATGGTCACGTCAAGCATCACCCGCATTAACAACAGCAACAGCAACAGCATCATCATTTGAAGCATCGCCAGCAAGAGCATCAAGAGCATCACCAGCACCAGCACCAGCACCAGGTGGTTATTATTTTGATACATTTATTCATCATTGTTATTAAAATACAGTTTCTTAAATTATAGACATTCATAGACAATAATATATATTTAGAGTCTTTAGACGCTAAATGTCTATATTTGTCTATGAAATTTTTAACATAAACGAGATATGTCAGAAAAAAAAGAAATAATAAAAATATATTTAATAGTCCATATAATGGTATATTAAATATAATATTTTTTATTTAATAACAATGATGTAAAGGGACCAACTGTTGGTGATGATATGCATGGCCGGCCATGATGATGATACTATTAAAAAGATTTTACAACAGTTTCTTAAATTATAGACATTCAAAGGCAATATTATATATTATTTCGCCATTTTTTGGACTATTACTTCATCATGATAATTTTTATTATTATATTATAAAAAAAATTAAACAATATTATTTGGTTCTACAAATGGATTTTTTCCTTCTTGAATCATATTATATCCAGCATATTTATCTATAAGATTATTAATATCTGGGTCAATTTCTACCTTAATTTTATTTAATAGTGCTTCTTTGTTTTCATTATTTGATTCATTATTAAATTTTAGTTTTGAATAAGTGTTCATAATATTATTCATACAAGCAATTGATAATAAACAAGATGTTAATAGAAGTCCGAAATTAATGGATGTTGGTATGAAATCATTTTTTTCAAATATAATTATTAATAAGTTTAATAATGTTGCACAATGAATTGACATTATTGAAAATATACTTAGATTGACACTAAACGATGATTCAATTGTTTTTAATTGAAGAAATGATAATGTTAAAAATATTGTATTCATTAAAAGAGCATAATACATTACAAATAAACTCGTTTGTGGTATAGTTCCGACAAAAAATATATTATAAATTATCAATGAATTAAATATAATATATACTTTTTTAAGACGATTAATACTATCAGTCATTTTTTTATCAATCACTAATTCATTTTGTTCTTTGGTATAACATTTATATAATGGAAACATTAGATGAATCAGAAGTTGAGATATTAATGTTATTTCTAAAATTATACCAAATAAATCATAAGAATAATCAGAATTATTCAAACAATTGTTTGTTATACATCTACTAATTTGATGACTCATATTACAAATTATAAACAATGACAAAAAAGAATTATATATACAAAATATAATTTTGTATCCTAATGATGTATTTATATTATTACGTCTTATCATCTTCATAAAATTATTCAGATAACCAAATAATGATAAATAATTTATTATTGATATTAATGATACAATATTATCATTCCATTCAATTGGTTGTGTTTTAAGTAAATCAATATTAACTAAAATTAATGAGGTCAAGTAGATGAGTCCATAGTAAATAGTAAAATACATTTTTATCTATATATATATATGATAAATATATACAGATGATAAATATATCAATTTTTTAATATGGGCTCTCTACTGGTTTATTCTTTTTGATGTGCAACATCAAAAAGAATAAACCAGTAGAGAGCCCATATTAAGTAATTATATGTGATGTTTAACATATAATTACTTAAGGTGGGTCGCCATATTAAATATAAAATATAAATTGATCAATGGATCAATGGATTAATAAATTAATAGATTGATTGAAGTTAAACAATTGGTAAATGTTATAATTATTAGAATGATTAATATCATTCTAATAATATTAATCATTATGTGTCAATTGTATGATTATTATTGTTATTTGGTGTTCTTTTTTATATTTTTTTGATGGTTCATTTTTTTTTGTAAGACAAATTCATCTATATACTTATGTTAGATCTTATATTTTTAAATAAGATTTTTACAATAAATGAATAATCTTGTTTAATTTTCTTGCTTTTCTAATAGTGCTCCATGTTCCTGATCTTAGCACCTCTTTATTTTTATCAATGGGACATGCTATCAGAACATCACATTTTTTAATAATATCTTCATTTCTTTTTAGATATGGTTTGACAGGCATTATAACATCTCCATTATTAAAACCTCGTAATTTATCATCATCTGGTGGATATATATGAATATTAAGTTGTTTATTTGGATTATTATTTCTATACTCGATACAAAGATTATGAAATTCAGTATCAGCGCCAACACAATCTCCGTGAATCACAGTTATGTTTTGGTATGCATCTAAAATAGTGTTGATTCCATATTTATGGTCGTCCGTTAAACCGAATCTGTTACCTGTGAAGCCGATCATATATTATTATATATTAATTTTTATTTATATATCATATATAAACATTAATATAATTATTAATGGATATAGATGTCATCCAATAATAATTTAACAAAAAATGAATATTTAGAAGTTCAAAAATGTAATAAAATGATAGATATTTTGATGTGGTCTTACGGATATTCAAAACCTCTGTTCGAATCAGTTGTCCAAAAAAAATACGATCATGTTGTGGAAGAATATGAAAAATGTTTAAAAAATATAAAAGATAAAGATTACAAACAATAATTTTATAAATATTATATATATAATATTTATAAATGATAACACAACAAAAATATTATCTATTTGACAATCCAAAAAAAACCATCAGATGGTGAATATTATATGAATGCATGGTTCCATCATTGTTACTAAATAGTTTCATGATATGTGACATATCTACTAGTCTCTAAAAAATGTATCATAATATCTGTGTTTTTTTTTAGATTTGAAAATTTTAATTCAAATGTATAATCATCATATCCAATAAATATTTTTGTTAATTTGTTTAAATTTTTTGGTAAAACAATTTCATATGTTTTATAATCAGGCACTTCTCCTAACATATCACTTAGTTCAAAACCATGATATTCTTTATATTTTCGTTCAAATATTTTTGAGTGTTCCTCCAATATTGCGCTCTCTTTTTTTTTGTGAGTTACATAGTCATAATAATACATTTTTTTGTCTATGAATTTGATATCATCTGGAACAACATCATAAAAATATTTTTCAGTATTGATCAATATTTCATCAACAATATCAGTCCAATTTTCTAAATATTTAATTGTTTTGTGATTGACAATAAAACGATTAATCATTTTATAATCATTATCGTTATCATTATATTGTTTTGTGAGAGAACCATCCAGTTCAATAAAAATATTATTAATATTTTTAGTATCTATTTGTTGAATATCTTTTGTTAGTGGAAAATTAGAGATTGACATATTATATTTATAGTAATATTGTTTGTTCAATTATTGTATATAATTATAATATCAATTTTTTAATATGGCGGCCTATATATACCTATTAATTCATTAAATATTTCAGTTTAATAGACGTTAATGCTCTAATAACAAAACATTGATTATTATATATTATATTGTTTATTATATAAATAATATAGTATATAATAATATGGCTTCAAATAAGTATATATGTAGACATTGTAATGCAAATTTAGATGATGGAGATATTTATGAATATTTTTTGTCTGAATATAACGATCATGACAAAGCATTATTATCTGCTTCAAGTTATGGATGGACTGAAACGGATAAAAAACATTTTACTCTCGACATTATAGTTCAACCTTTATTTCAAGGTAAACAATATACAGTTTGTCCATATTGTGAGGAAAAGCATCCTTTAACAGATGATTAATTCTAAATTAATAATAATTAAGAGTATATTGCTCTAAACATTATATAGTTTCGAACAATTGTTTTATAATTGACATGCGGGCCTAATTAAACAATATTATTATATATTTATAAAATATAATGGATAAAGATAAATATATAATAATACTGTTTAATGGTTTCGGCGCTTCTAAAATTTATTGGAATTATACATTTGAAGATAGTCCTGTTCTAAGAAAATTAGATTTTTTAAATAAACTCAAAAAAATTGGAAAAGTATATACATTTAATCAACCTTTCTTTAATATTGATTATTATGGAGGTTCTTCTAATAAAAAAAAAAGATTAATGTGGAATAAAATTTATGCTAAATATAAACCACATTCATCTGACATTAATTTTCTGTTAGAAGATTTAGACTATAAAAATATTTGTAAAAAAATATATGATAATGTTAAAGAAAAATATGGGTTCTCCTCAAGCGTAGGAAAAAATAAAAAATACATCGTTATAGGACATAGTTATGGCGGTAATATCGCATTATTGTTCTCTAAACTATATAAAAATGATTGTGTGCTATGTTGCTGTATAGATAATCCACCATCAATTCTAAGTTTTTTTAACAAATATAATGATAAAAAAAATAAAAATATTTTAAATAAATATTCAGACAATGATGAACTTAAAAAATATCTGAACATTATTAAAAATAGTGATGATCTTAAAGAGAGAAACAAAGAAATTAGTGATATATATACACTTGTTGGATATAGATCGAGTCAAGATAGAATTAAATATTATGATAATAAATTACATGTTCCAACAATTATTTTTAGAGCATATTCTACTGATCCGAAAGATTATCAGGATGATTGGAATAAATATAGTATGAAAGAAAAGAAATTATTTGAGAAAGACAAAAACATGAAAGAATATGTTATTATGGAAGATGCAAATCATTTTATATGGAAAGATCAAGAATTTTCTGATGTAATAATAGACGCAATTAAACAATCATTACAATAATTAGTAGTGTTGGTTCAAATAGCATTGATAAAACTGTTTATTTATTTTTTTGTAACCAAATCTTGAATATTTTCATTGCTTCCTTCATATTTTTCGTTTGATTTGGATGATATTTTGCTCGATTATACATTGTATTTACGACTTGTTTCTGATATGTTAAATCTCTGCTTTTAATTATTTTTAGAGTATCAATAGCTTTTTGTTTATCTTTAAAACCAGTACCTTTTGTTGAAGATTGTGGATGTTTGTCTTCATATAACGATTTATTAATTTTTTTTGACATTAATTAGTGATAGAAAATTTTTATAATATATTTTTATCAGGTTTATAAGGATTAGATGTTTTCCAATTAAATGATTTTATCCAATCTAAATATATTTGATTATTATTGATCTTTGTTAGTTTTTTAACAAATAAATTATTTTTTATTGTTCCAATTTGAATAAATTTACGTGTCATATCAGCACCTATTAAATCATTATCATCTATATATTTTATAAATAATTCATATAATTTTTTTGGATCTTCTTGGAATTCTATAATTTCACTTTTATATGGCTCTATTTCCATCATACCTTTCTCACTCGTAGTATAAATATAATATTCTGGATTTGTTCTATAATTTATTTTTTTGTTTGGAAATTTTAATTTTTTCCGATATTTTAACGATTGAATGTTTAACAATGCTAATGTTTTTTTATTTTCAATCAATTTTGTTATTTTATAAACATAATATAATTGTGGAAAAGTTAATTGTTCAATCAATGGTCTGTTTTTATTAAATTTATTCATCATTATTGCTTTTACATCCCATTTGCCTTGAAAAAGATTATCATATGAAACTCTCAAAAAACTATGAAATCTATAAACAGTGTCTCCTTTAGCAACCATTTTCGGTAATACCTCTCTAACTTGATTATTTATTTTCTCAATTAAAATTTCTTTCTTTGATACAATTGATTTTTTAATTTTTTTAAACCATGTTGGGGGTCCGTCTTTATTCCATTTATCATTTATACATTTCATCTCTGCATAATTATAACGAGCACATATAATAGGATCATTAGAGATATATTGAAACATATCATATTTATTAGTTCCTTTAAATTTTGTTTTTCCAATATTTGGTAAATCTGGTTGGTTATCAAATAAAAACTGTAATATACGTTCTGTTTTATGTTCTGTTTTATTATATCTAAGTTTATATTCATTAATTAGTTCTAAACCTAAAGTACATGCCCAAATATAATTATGTAAAGATTCTTTTATCCAACAATAAGGACCAATTGTATTTTTTACGACGGATGCATTTTTATAAATCTTACTATAATCAATATTAGAATTAAGTTCATAATGTATTTTTGATAAAATTTGAGCGATTTCGATTGGAATTTTTAGAATATGTCTGTTACAGTAGTATTCAGCACATTTTTTTGGATCTTCATCTAAATAGAAGAAATTTACCATTGGATTATAATATAAAAATATTTTATTTTATAATCAATAATCTTTATTATATTATTATAACACATTAAGGATTGCTCTTATCTAACCCTAATAAATTACGCCCAATTTTACTTGTAACAAACATACCACATCCCGAGAGAATCTGTGCATAAAATATATTACTTTTTTTGGTACAACATAGTAGATACATTGACAAAACAATAAAAACAATAAAAAACATTAAAAACAATTGAGAATTTTTATCCATTATAATATATATTTAGACAAAAATATTAATTTAAAAATATTTTTTATAATTTGTAGGATTAATTTGGTTTAACCATTATATGGATCCAAATATGGTTTGAATAATAACCACATTTAATTTATAGTAGTATAATGCATCTATTAATTATTTAAGTTGTATTTAACACAAATTTTACAAATAATATTATAGATATAATAATAATTATAAATTAATTATATTTATTATTATTATATCTATACATATGTCACCAAATATGTTGTTACATTTATCTTTAGTTGTTGTTTTTTTATTGATTAATATTGGAATATTCGTTAGTATCTATATTTTTTATGGTAAAAATAAACGTAACTTTCCTGATGTTAATGATGTTAATGTGTCTAACTTTTATATAGTATGTACGATATTAAGATTTTTGACTTGTGTTTATTTTTTTTATGTTTTTTTTACGTTTGGTAATATAGACAATATACCTTCATTGTTAAAAATAGTGCCACTTTCGTCTGTTTTTTTTGGTGTTCTTTTGAACATGATTACGTTAGCTGCAAATTCCACTGATAGTAAAACAGCATTTATTATGAATAATATAACAACTGTTATTAATATTATCTCTATACTTACAATTGCATATATTAGATTTTTGAGACGGAATTAAAAATAAAACAAAAGTTGTTAATTATCAATTGGTAGAGGCGAGTCGAAACTATTAGTATAGAGAGCAACCAAATCACCTCTACCAATTGAATTCTGACGAGCTGTATTTCGACTATTTGAATAATCTAAAGAATTAAATCTATCTATTAATGTTTGTTTATCTATATTACATTTTATCCAATGCCAACTTTTGGGTCTTAAATCAGATAAACCTTCCAAACATATCTCTCCACATTTCCCTCCATACGCTTTAATCGCAAAGTCTGCACCATTTGGTGGTGTCGGTTGACCATTCTCATCTAATGGACCAAATTGTAAAAAAGTCCAATCGTCGTGTGATGTTTCTAATATAATGTGTTCACGTAAAGCATCACGTTTTTCCCAAATTTGGAAACAACATTTGACAGACATTGGTGGGTCAAAACTACACGGTTTCATTGGTATATCTTCATCAAAAACTAAATGAAATCTACTATCTAATTTATTTTGAACTGATATACGTCTAAATGTTTTAGGAATAATGAAAGCGATTACTTGGGACCATTTAGCGGCATGGTTAAAAAACTTTATTGCGATAGAACTAATTTTGCCAAAAGGTGGATTACCAATGGTTAAAATATTCGGAGATGGTTGTGGATTGAATGTGAAAAAATCTTGTTGTATAATATTTGGACCTTCTGGCATTATATCAAGACCTATTTTAGAAGTACTATTAGGTATCTTATTATAGAAACTACCAGAGCCAGCGGATGGTTCAACAACTAAAGACCATGTGTTCCACTGATATTTTGTTAACAATGAAACTATACATTTATCAACAATAGACGGTATAGTGTAAAATTTATCAAAACCTTGTTCACGAACTTGTGCTGCCATATATATATGTATATATTTATATATTTATAACATAAATATATAAAAGATTAATTTTTTAATAACAATGATGGAACCATGTATGAGGTCTATATCCACCTTGTTTTGTTAGTTTACTTTGTAGTGTCTGTATGTTGCTTATAATTCTTTGTTTTTTAGATGCAGAATATTTGCTTCCATTTTGATCCAAATCTTGTTGTTTTTTTGTAATCATACTTTTTATATCATCGAATGTTAAAGTTACTTTAAAAGATTGTTGTTCTGTTGGCCTTGAACCAACAATATATTCCTCATTACTCAATTCAAAAGTATATTCTTGTTGTATTTGTGAAGGTTCTTGTAAAGCTACAGCAGCTAAAGCTACAGCAGCTGTTGAACTAGCAGGCTCTTTTATTATATCTATTCCTTTTTGGACGTGTATATAATTTTCACCATCATATTGAACATGAAAAAGAAAATCATCCTTCTTAGTTTCATATATCTTTACAATAGTTCCATGTTTTTTGGTATCTTTATCTATAACTCTATCCTTTTCTTTAAAATTATCTGATGGTGATGGTTGTGCAGCTGGAACAGATGGATTTTCGCGCGCAGGTAATGAAGCAGCGGCAAGTGAGACAGATGAAAAATCTACCAGACCTTTTGGTTTATTTTCGCGTGCAGCAGACGCAACACCAATACTACTATTATGTAAATTTGATGCAGCAGCTGAAGCAAGACGAACGCCTTTTCCAGGAAATAAAGTATGTTGCCTATTACTGATTTTTTTAATTTTTTCTAGTTTTTCTGCTTCTAGTTCTTGAAGGTTTATAACAAAATCAACACGGTAACCATTCCGAGATTTTTCTACAATAATTCCAACTTCATTAGTTACTGTATTTCTAACTATATCACCAGGCTTTAAATTAGCAGCAGATGTAACAAATCCCATACTAATACCAATTTTTTCCAGTTGGTCTGTTCTCAGTTTTGTTTGGGGTTTTCTTGTATCATAAGTAACATGAACATCATTATTTTCCACAGAAACAATCGTTCCTAATTGTCCGGTGTTTTTATTTCTAACTATATCACCTGGGTTTAAATCAGATTGTGAATCCTCTTTCTGTTGTAATTGTCTCGAGTCTAAAGCAAATGGTCTAGCAACTGGTAATGAAAACATTGGTCTTGCTCTTAATGCATTAAATTCATTAAATTCATTTAATTCAGAAAATAATTCCATTGCAATAGGTATTGATATTTTCTTTCGTCCAGAATTACTGATATCGAGACCATATAATTCAAATAATATTTTTTGTAAGTTTGACTCAACAAACAAACCATCTGTCTCTTCTTTAAATTCCATGGCACCAATCTTTTCAATTATTTTTTTAACATTTTCTGATACACCAATCAAAATCGTTTTGCGATTTAATTCAGGATTTGCACCTAACATTAAAATTAATTTTACAATCGTTTCATCGCCGGCAATTGCAGCGTAATCAAGCGCTGTTAATCCATATCTATCTTTTGCATTAATATCCGAATCTGCTAATGCATGTATTAAAATGTATTCTAGCTTATTTTTGACAGCCAAATGAAGAGCAGTCATACCATTAATATCTACAAGATTTAAATTTATTCCGGGTATGTCTAATAATAAATGAATATTAGAAGGATCAATATTTCTAATATTTTTAATGACATACATAAGAGGTGTATTTCCTTGCGAACCTATCGCATTTACAAGGGATGAGTCCGAATATAATAATATTTGTATCAGGCGTTGACTACCAGATGCTAATGCTTGAAAAATATTTTGATATATCATTGCATTTCTGGCATATCTTGCTCTATCAAGATCTACATTTTGTTCGCGAGTAAATGATGGTTCATATAATTTATTTAATTCAAATTGTTGTTTCATAAAATTAATTTTTGTAGGCTCGTTTTTAATTTGTAATGAAATCCATTTTGCACTTTTTATGCTCCAATATGACATTAATATAAATGGCGAATCCGGAAAAGGATCACTTTTTTTTTTTACACAGTCCATAAATATTATTTTATTTCTATCAGTGGCCTGACTTTTGTGATATCTATCTATAGTGACTTCATATGATTCATAGTTACTATCTGTCAACTGATTTATTAATATTTTATATTCTCCTGATGAATCTCTCATACCTTGACCCAACATTTTTTCATATACATTATTTTCAAACAAGTCGTATTCTGAGATGGATGATAAGCTGAAATCCACTGCTCGCAGCAAATTAAAATATTCAGCTTCTGTTGGAATTTTTTGGTCCTCTAATACACTCATTGATTCCGCTGTTTTCAGAATAAATGATTTTGCAGATTCACTAAATTCAATACTCGGATCAAAATTTAAACCTATATAATTCCAAGAGTTTTGACTTGCATTCCAAAATATCATAACCCATCCAACTAGTCCATTACTGAAACCAGTACGTTGTTGTTGTTCTTCTTTACGTATATAAATAAACATAACTCTTTCTATAGGAGTTCCCCTAGTTTTATAGTAATTATCAATTGTGACATCCGGATTTAATTGAAGAACTGATGATAACACATATTTTATAAATAAATCCTCTCTTGTATTATCTATAAAATGCGGTGATTGATTCATAATTCTTTTAAATACCTTTTCATCTTTAATTTTTTTTCTATGTTGTTCTGGTATAGATTTTAAAAAACTATCTTCTGAATTTGCAATACCTACAGGTAATTGTTGATGTAATTCACTTGGTGATTTTTTCTTTTCCAAAGCTTTTAGTTCTTCAGATAATGTAGCAATACCACCCATTACTTCTGCTGTTATAATTTGTTTTCCATCTGGATTTTCCATTACATAGTCTACATACCCTGCAAAATGTCCTGAATATAATGATATCGTTTCATAATCCATTTTGCGCATTTTATCTCCTATTTCTCTCAACATACCTTGTATTTCTTGCGATTTTTTTTTCATATCAATTTCTGTATTGTATAATAAAAAGTCAAATCTCACTAAATCTTCAGGTATTTCTTTTGCTGTTTCTGGCTTCAATGATGATTGTTTATTTCCCATTTTTATAATATTATAATATTGAACCAGATATTTATTTTATTATTTACATCTATATTATCGTAGTTTATAATATAGATGTAAATTCATTGACCATATTATATTGTTCAAACTGGTTTTTTATAATATATAGAGAGGCGTAGAGCCATTATATGGAAATAATTGATATTTTTTTATTATGGTTTATATAAATATTAAATATATTATATATATATTATGGCTGCTGAAATATCTGAACAAAATACTGGATTGAGACGCAATATTATTGATAAATATTATACTAAAAATTCCGTTGTATTACAATGTATTAATTTTATTCGACAACATTTACAAATTTCTATTAATGATCTCATCATTGAACCATCTGCTGGTAATGGCGCTTTTATAAACCCTATCAAAACATTAACTAATAATTATATGTTTTATGATCTTGAACCAGAACACAATGAAATCATTCAACAGAATTTTTTAGAGTTTGATTATGTATTAGTTCAAAATCAATATGCGAATCAAAAAATTCATATTATTGGTAATCCACCTTTTGGCAGACAGTCTTCTATTGCTATCAAATTTATTCGTTATGCTTGTTCCTTCTGTGATACTTTATCTTTTATTTTGCCAAAGAGTTTCAAGAAAGAAAGTATGAAAAACAAAATACCTTTAAACTTCCATCTATTATTTGAGATTGATATTGAACCTAACGGATTTTTAGTTGATAATGTTGAACATGACGTTCCTTGTGTTTTTCAGATATGGAAAAAACAAAATGATGTTCGTGTAATTCCAGACAGATTAATTCCTGTTAATTTTGAATTTGTTAATAAAACAGATAATCCAGATATATCATTTAGACGTGTTGGTGTTAATGCCGGAACTATATCAACTCAAATAGACAATAAAAGTATTCAGTCGCACTATTTTATTAAATTTATTAATGGACTGTCAATAAATGAAAATTTGGAAAGATTAAATAATATTCAGTTTCAAGAAAATAACACAGTTGGACCTAAGAGCATTGGTAAGCAAGAACTTACATCTATTATCGATCATTTACTTTAATTTTGTTCGAGATTAAAAAAATCAAATAAAATATTTTTTAGATTTTTTAAGTAACACAATGTGTCATTCTCAAATCCAGTTTTGAATAATTTATATTCTTTATTATTTTCATTTATAAAAATCGCGTCATTACATATTACACATAATAATTTGCACATCTCATTATTATATATATTGTTACCTAAATATTTGTCACCTCGATTTGATTGATGTCCCCCACCTATAATTGCCAGTTGATTCATTCCAATAATACATCTTTTTGTTTCTTTGTCCATTATATACCAATCAGGTTTTTCACCTGTTGGATATATTTCACATATTTTCTCAAAACATATTTCAAATTCATCTGGATCAATATTTAGATCTTCGATATATTTTTTTACATAATAATTAAATTTATTACCTCTGATACAACCTTTAACGCTTGGTGGAATAAGTTTAGGAGTATATTCTTGTATAATATCATCACAAATAGATGTTGGTATTTTATGTTTGATTAATAGATTTTTTAAATAAACAATATGTTTTATTACAGATGGAGATTTCATATAATCATCCATTAGATTTATGTCTTTTAATTTATTTATAACATCTCGATCTATCTCATTTTGTATTCTATCGTTAATATTATTTAAGTCCATATATATATATATATAGCATAATTAATATTTTTATATACCATATGATAAGAATATCAATTATTTCCATATAATAGCTCTACACTTATTGTGTTACATTATATTGTAATCAGCACTATATGGTTCAAACTAGTATTTTATGATTAAGCCATTATATTGAGTAGCATTTGATTGATTAAGATTGTATCGCTCTGAATGATCCATTATATGGTATTAAACAAATGTTTTATAATTAAGCAATCATATTGAGAATCATTATATTGATGTTAATTATTATTAAATTGCTCTGAATGATCCATTATATGGTTCTAAACTAATGTTTTATAATTGAGCCATTATATTTAATAGCATTAAATAGATGTTAATTATTATGGTTATGTAATAATTAAGATTATATTGCTCTAATCATTATATGGATCCAAACCTAGTGTTTAATAATTTAACCATTATATGGTTATATTATATATAATCTATATAATATTATATTATACTTGTTGACTAAATATTTTTTCTTTAATTATATATATAATTAAATGGGATCTGCTGTTTCGAAAGTGTCATATGATGTAAGAGTACCAGTTCGTAAACATCTTATTAAAAATATTGTTATGGATACAACACCTCTTGTTTCAGATGTTTCAGGAATTGTTGCCGATTATGCTCAAAATTTATTTATTAAATATCTTTGTGACAAATGGAACAAAATATTTTCTGATAAAAAAGATACTTTGCCAGACCTCAATCTTGCCAATTACAAAGTTGATACGCAAGAAGCTTGCTATATTCTTCACGCATTGTATGTAAAACACCATAGTTCTCATGATGGATCTTTATTAATTACTATTTTTGAAAATAAAGAACATACATTAATTGAGGTTATTACATTTCATGATAAATCTGGAAATTTTAAATACAAAATCATGAATTCACCTGATGGTAGATTTAATTATCATAAAATAAATTTTAACTTAGAACAAACAAGTGAAACTAAAACAGTTGATAATTTTATTATATTTTTTGATAAGATGATAAATTTTTATATTAGTAAGCAAACAATTGGTCGTGATCATTACTTATTTAAAAGTTGTAAGCCTCCAATAGAAATTCCTCCATTTTCTCCACAACATAAACAACATGCTAAACAATACGTAGACGGAGTAGAAGTACCATTAATGGATCAAGTAGATGGTGGATTTTTTAATAGATCAAAAAATCTATTTCCTTATTTTCACCATTGCTATTAGTATTTCGATAATAAATTATTATGGTAACATAATAATTAAGATTGTAACGCTCTGAATGGTCCATTATACGGTCCAAACTTGTGTTTCATAATGGAGCCATTATATTATATATTAGAACATTTGATTGATGTTAATTATTATGATTATATAATAATTAAGATTGAAACGCTCTAACAATTATATGGTTCCAAACAAGTGTTTTATAATTAAACCATTATATTAATAACAATGATGGAACCAGACGTGAGGATTATATCCACCTTGTTTTGTTAGTTCTTCTAGTTTCCTTTGTAGTGTTTGTATATTTGACTCAATTCTATGTTGTTTTGAGTCAGAATAGCTACTTCTATTTTGTTCTAAATCTTGTTGTTTATTTAAAATCATCCTCTGTATATCATCTAATGTTAAAGATACTATAATATTTGGTTGTCCTATTAAACCAGCAATATATTCCTCATTATTCAGTTCAATAGTATATTCATTTTTTGGTATTTTTTCTCGACCTTGTGAAGCTCTAGTATCAGTGTCAGAATCTATCGAGGGTAATGATAGTGTTTCTAATAGTGAGCGTGATGCTGATTCGTATAGTAAGCGTGATTCTTCTTCTGCCTTTCTTCTGGCTACTTCTGCTGCTACTACTGCTGCTGGTGATGGTGATGGTGATCGTGATGCTGATGGCGAGGATGATTCAGATTCTGATGGTGTTTCTGATGGTGATGGTGATGGTGATCGTGATGCTGCTGGTAATGGTGATGGTAATCGTAATGGTGATGGTAATCGTGATGCTGATGGCGAGGATGATTCAGATTCTGATGGCGAGGATGATTCAGATTCTGATGGTGTTTCTGATGATGATGGTGATTGTGACAGTAATGTTCCTTCACTTACAAAGAATGATAATAATAATTGTGCTGATGGGTCATTCAGTACTAATAAATTTTCTATTTGATGTAAATCAATATTTTCTAAACTATTTGTTACTGAACCATCTATTTTTACTATTTTATCGGAACAAAACATTAAATTTTTAATCATTCCAAATGGTTGAGATTGTCTATCCATAATCTTATTTATTTTACCTCTAATAGTATTAAGTGCGTACATTCCTTTGTTTGTACTCAAAATTAAATGTATTTTATCTAAATATAATTCCATGTGACTAATAGATATATTAGGAAATACAAATTGTTTAATTTTTTTTTTTGCATTGACATTACACAAGTGAATACAACTAATATTGCTAGTGTTATCTTTAGTATATAATGCTATACATAATATTAGTGAATCTGGACGAATCGTTGTATAAAAATTATTAACTATAAATAATTCACATGTCCTATCACCATAGTTAATTGTACGATTACTATTATCAAAATTTGGATCATCCCTATCGACCAAATACCTACTGTGTAGTCTAAGTCTTTCATTAAAAACATACATTCCGTATGAACCTTCTATTACTATTAAGTTTCCAGATGGACTTAATTTAATTTTATCACACCTATCACTATCTATGGTATTTTGATAGACAGGAGGATCAATAAGACTACCATTATTACGAAGTCTATAAATATCTACTTCTGTTTCATCGTCTGGATTATAGTTACAAAAAATTATTGATTGCCCGTCTTGACTATACGCAATAGCACAAGTATACAAATCCTCATCACTTTCAATTATTGTTACTATTGAATCTGAAAAATTAAGCAAAGACCAACAATAAGATTCATTTTTTATCCCTATTACAGCAAATTTAATATTATTTTCAGAATAAATAGGATTAAATACAACATCTGTTATTTCATAATCAACTCTAATTATTTCTCGTAATGTACCATTCGATATATCTACAAAATATAATATATGATCATTATTTGTTATATCATTATTTATTTTACAAACGACCGCAATAAATCTATCTATATGAAAATAACTAAATAAATTATATGTAGTTCCATCTTCCTGTTTATTTATTTCATCTTCTCTTTCTTTTTTTACTCCAAGAGACAATTGATCTCTTGTAATTTCAAATGTCGGTTTTTTTTCTGATAACAAACTAGTATTTACTATCATTCCTTTCTCATTAAATATCGACTTAAATTCTTCTGCAAATTTTTTTGCATAATCCTCTTTTATTGCGGAGAACGGTGGTATCACTATCAAAGTTACAGACATTTCTTCTAAATTTTTTCTCCATATTACTCGTCTAGGGTCTGATAATTGTGCTGGTATTGATGGTAATGTGGCTGCTGATTCATCTCTAGGTGCGGCTGATGATGATGTTGCTCTAAGTTGTGTATCAGGTCTATCTAATTTTGATTTAAATTCTTCTCCTGCGGCTGCGGCTGATGATGATGATGCTCTAAGTTGT